CCACTTCCCTGATCTATCTGGTTATGACGAGATAGCAATTGACTTAGAGACACGCGATCCTGGTATCAAAGATACAGGTCCAGGTTATATTCGTAAACACGGTGAAGTAGTTGGTATTGCTGTGGCAGTAGACGGGTGGTGTGGTTATTATCCCATCGCTCACGAAACACCGCCCAATATGGACAAAGCTATTGTTACTAAATGGATTAAAAAACAATGCTCGTACGAAGATAAAAACTACATATTTCACAATGCTTTCTATGACGTCGGTTGGTTAAAAGCGATGGGTGTTGACATCAAAGGAAAAATAATTGATACTCTTATTGCGGCACCTCTCGTAGATGAAAATAGGTTTCGTTTCGATCTAAACTCATTAAGTAAAGACTATCTACAAGAGTCGAAATCGGAAACCCAACTCTACGAAGCTGCCAAGATGTGGGGCCTTGATCCTAAAGGAGAAATGTGGAAGCTTCCTGCCTCACACGTAGGAGAATACGCAGAGCAAGATGCTGCTGTGACGTTAAAGTTATGGCATCATTTACGCGGTGAAATACAAAAACAAAACCTCGTTAACATTTTTGAATTAGAAACAGATTTATTTCCTGTTTTATTTGAAATGAAACAACGCGGGGTGCGTGTTGATTTAGAAAAGGCGGAGGGTATTAAGAATGATTTATTATCGAAAGAGAAAAAACTTCTTACATCTATTAAGAAACTTACTAATCAAGACGTGGAAGTATGGGCTGCTGCCTCTGTGGCAAAAGCTTTTGATGCTCTTAAAATCAAATACGATAGAACACCGACAGGGCAACCGAAGTTTGATAAAAACTTTTTGGCAACGCACGACAGCCCGCTTGCCAAGATGGTTGTTGAAGCTAGGGAGATCAACAAAGCAAGAACAACCTTTATCGAAAGCATTACCAAGCATTCGCACCGAGGGAGGATTCACGCTGAGATCCACCAGATGCGTTCGGATCAAGGAGGAACGGTAACAGGTAGGTTTAGTTACAGTAATCCTAATTTACAGCAAATTCCTGCACGGCACGCGATACTCGGCCCACTGATCAGAAGTATTTTTATTCCTGAAAAAGATTGTGAGTGGGGTATCTTTGATTACTCGCAACAAGAACCACGGCTCGTGGTCCATTACGCAAGCATGAAACATTTTACAGGAGCTAGTAAGTTTGTTGATTCGTATAGAGAAGATGAAACAACGGACTTTCATACCATGGTATCGGAGATGGCTGACATCCCACGTAAACAAGCAAAGACAATTAATTTAGGATTATTCTACGGCATGGGTAAAGGTAAACTGATGTCACAGCTCGGTGTTAATTTAGAGACAGCAAGTGATCTATTAGCGGCATATAATGAGCGCGTTCCTTTTGTTAAACAATTGATGAACGACACCATGAACAAAGCAGGTAAGAAAGGTTATCTCTCCACGTTAGAGGGTAGACGATGCCGTTTTGATTTATGGGAGCCAACGAATGAATGGGGCCAGAAAGCTCTACCATTGACCGAGGCCCAGCAACAATACGGCGAAAGTATGATTAAACGTGCCTGGACATACAAAGCATTAAATAGATTGATACAAGGTTCTGCTGCTGATCAAACAAAGAAAGCGATGTTAGAACTAGCCAAGGAAGGATATTTAGCACATATACAAGTACATGATGAGTTAGACTTTTCTGTTGCAAGCGAACAGGATAAGGATAAAATTAAAGACATTATGGAAAATTGTGTGAAACTCGAAGTACCTAGTAAAGTCGACGTTGAATGCGGTGACAACTGGGGCGACGCAGGTGATTAAGATTTGGTTATTAATTTCTATGATTTCTCTACCTGGTATGCCGTCTGTCAAGCACACGGCTGAGTTATATTTTAATCAAGAAATATGTGAAAATCGCCGTGTTATTATAGAAAATAATATTTATGCGAGAGCAGAGGAGACAGGAATTAACCCTGTATACGTAGAAACATGGTGTCTTGAGTCAAATATGTTTGTTGAAAATAGTTCTTGACTATCCCATTAAATTAGATTAAAGACTCAATTAAATGAGAATGGTGCAACATTCTCTGAGTATGGCTGAACAACAGTCTCCAGGTTGTAAGGCACGGCTCTCACAAGGTATGGTCGAATGACTGAGGGTGTGAGGGTTGGTTCTGAAGTACTTGTTAACATAGGAAATGTTGACTGGACGGGAAAAGGTTGGGGGTAGTCAAAGAATCCCCCTACTCACATTAATGAAGGAGAAAGTATGAAACTTAAACATGATTATGAGATGACGTTCAAAGAGGGATTTCGTCTTGGGGTGCGTTTAACACGAGCAAAGGCTTGTTTGGAGAATGCACGTAATGCAAAAATGTTAAAAGATGAGCCAATGGAAAAACTTCAAATGGAGTTTGCATCATCGTGGACGGACCTTGCTAGAAATGCAGGGCGTAAGTTTACACCGACCGTGGCTCACGAACCAGAGCAATCGGCATTTGATTTTGGCGACATCGAATACCAGGAGCATTTATCTAAGTTGCCATTTAAGGAGACAGGATGAACACGAAGAAGTTCAAAAGCGTGGCAGTAGCCATTGAGACATATAAGTTGTTGAAGAAGATAGCTGCCGCCGACGATCGGTCGGCTGGTATGCAAATAACCTATTTAGTAAAACAAGAAGCAAAGAAAAGAAAGTTAGCTGCATGACCATCATGCCAAAGTTTAAATCGTATCGTAAATTTAAACCTGATTGGAAGTATGAAAAAGAAAAGTGTGGTCAGTGCAGTAAAGAGTACATGAAAGATAATATGTTGTGTACGCAAGAACGTAAAAATCTGTACCTTTGGTACTGTATCAGATGTTACAATTTTTTACCAAAATCATAGGCATTCTGTGTTTATGCGGGACGATACTGGCGGGTGTATATATTTTAGTATATTATTCGCCGTATCAAACTTTTATGCGTGATTGCATAAAAAATGAAATGGGTGATTTCGGTGTAGAGTATTGCACCTGGAAATACGACAAAGTGATGCTTTGTAGAAAGGAGAGTGTATGTTTCACTTATGGCATCTTACCGCCATTATAGGCGTGTTTGTATTAGGATTTTTTGCAGGAAGATGGTCCATGCGGATTTATATGAATGTAAAAATCGAAGAATTAGAGAATAAAGTTGAGGCGGAACGACTAGCGAAAGAGAAAGAAGGTATGGAATGGGCCGCAAGACGCCACTAAAAGAACGATTACTTCGTGAGTATGTGAAAGTGTCAAAGAACGCTGTTCGCGAACCACGGAACTGGAGAGAAATCGCAGCTCGTGTGAGATGGGAGCGACTTAGAAAAATATTGTGGAGGCGATATGATTATATGCAGTCATTGTAAAGGTAATGGGTATATTAAAATTAGATTCGAGGCGGAACAAGCCGTTGACCAGTGTAAGGTTTGTGACTCACAAGGGGAGCTCGATGAAAGTAAACACTACAGCCAAGCGTGGAGTGGTGGGGTTTCGGATGAACTCGACAACTTTTATTGGGGACCGCCTTTGGACCCCGAAGCATTTAAAAACTACAAAATTTATAGCAGCTAACCCTGTTGTAGACGTTAAAAAAGGGGATGAACCACCCTTTTAGTTGCATATTAACACCTTTTCCATTATAATTTGGGACAGAAAATTCACGTTTTCAACTCCCGAAGCCCCTGCACCAGTTACGCTGGGTGGGGGCTAAAATGAAAGGTGTGTATGAGCGACCAGGAGATACTAAAGCAACGAGACTTACTTGACGCGATCCTCGCATCACGGACCAATCAATACGAGAAAATAAAATCCATGGAGGTCATGGATTCAATATACTTCAAAGAAAATTTACCCGAGAATGTGGTTTTATTTCCGTTACAAAGGATAAAGCGGTATGTACACAAAACTACCAGAAAGCCCAGTAAGAAAAGTCTATAAGTGTAGACACTGTGGAGATGTCTCCATTAAATTTTATAATCCAAAACACGATAGAGTATACACTGCTGAAGAGTGGGAAATCATCATGACTGATGGCAGAGAGGCGTTGGATAAGGCACTTAGATTAGTGCGTGAAGATCCAAAAATGTTTTCATAAACAGCGTTTCTAATAGATGTTTTTACTCAAAATATTTTTTTAATTATTTTTTTGTAAAGTACAAGTTACAAGGTAACAAGGTTACAAGTAGCAGAATACTTATCTTTTTTTGTAACTTTATGTAACTTACAAATATTTAGAAGTTACAAAATATCTATATTTTACGAAAAAAACTCGCATTTCATGAGATATTTGTATAAAATATATTTTTTTAACAAAAACATCTATAAGATTGATGCATTATGGAAGACAATAACGAAGTATATATACCTCAAGCTTTATCAGAAGCTTTGTATCACCCTAAAATTACTCAAAAACAAAGAAAATTTGTTCTTTTATTAGTTCATTCTGAGGGTTTGAAGTCTGCATCGCAGTGTGCTGCCGAAGCTGGTTATAGTAAAAAGAGTTGTCGTGAGCTTGCATCCAGGTTGCAGAACCCTGACCATTATCCATTAGTTGCAAAAGCAATTGATTCAGAGGTTAGAGCAAATGTTGATAGGTACAGATGCAGCCAGGAAAGGTCGTTGGCTACATTGGCGAGATTAAGAGATCAAGCGTCATCTGCTGGTAATTACAATGCTGCCGTAGCTGCAGAGACCAGGCGTGGACAGATTGCTGGTTTGTATGTTGATAAGAAAGAGATACTTACAGGTACGATTGATTCCATGTCGAGAGAAGAGGTAGAAAAGAAACTACAGGATCTCAAAGAACAGTACAGTATTGAAACTACGTTTGAGGAAGTTAAAGAATTAGAAAATAAAGCTTGACTATAAAATAGAATGGGACTATATAGTGACTAGGCGATAGTAATTTGAGATACCTAATTGGTCTGAGCCAGTTTAAAAAGCTCGTGTTAATTACAATGTTTAGGGTAGCCACAAAAAAGGAGAAAGTATGTTAGTAATAATTAGACCAGACTTGTATGAATATATTCCATTACCTATGACAGACGATTTGTTCTGGCGTAGAGTAGAGAACTTGAGGCGTGCAGCTCTGACTGCTGAGGACTTTGAGTTTAGATTATTGTATTATAATCAAATGATAGAATTAATGAAGAGGTCACCATGAAGCATAAATTTACTTACCGAGATACTTTTCAAGTACCTAAACAAAACTTGTCTTGGAACTTCTCACCATCTTGGTGGGAAGGTCTTGGTGTTATACTTTTTTACTTTGGTCAAAAGATGTTGTTTTGGGGACTAGCCATTTATATCTTTATTTTAATTTTTAAGTGAAACCTGAAAGTAAGTTTTGGAACTCCATCAAGGCAAACATGCCTGGTGTTTTCTTTACAAGATTGGAAAGTTGGGCATCACCTGGTGTCCCAGACGTTTATGGTTGCAAAGATGGAATAATGTTCTGGTTGGAACTTAAAACATCAACAAAAGTTAATAAAGCGAAGTTAAGTGCCTTTCAAAAATCGTGGCATTTTAGCCATGCAAGACAAGGTGGGAGAAGTTTTATTATGCATCAGATCCTCGAAGAGAGATTGATGTGTATCTTTCCTTCTTCCATTGCCGTCTCCATTGCTACATTGTCCCCCCAACACGCTAGTAAAACATGGACGTTACCAGCGTCCCAGGCAGCCTGGAAGGAGATGCTCGACTACATTCTCCATTGTCCATTGCAGAAACCCGCCCTTCCCGAAGCATAGTAAGAGCTGCCCCAGCTGCGGGTAACCTGCAGACTGACATGCCTCTCCATTTCCATTGGCAGAAAGTCGCCATGTTCCACCGTAATAGTAGATCCTGGTCTGGCTCCCCAGGCGTGGGCACACCAGTCTGCATCTCCATTCTCCATCGGCGACCCACGTAGCTTTGGTAGTATAGTAGTTACAGGACTCAGGAGCTCACCCCGCGTGGGAACTGCGGTTGAAAAAAAAATTAA